TCTAACCGTACGTCGTGGTTTCTTTCCGCTGCGGGTGGCGGGGGCGACGACGGGCGCCCTGGTCTTACTCTTGTCGGTGGTAGAAAACCGGTCAGGAAACTGCGAGTGCAATTCTGAAGTAAGGGCATCATAGTACTCTTTTGAGTCTGGTTCAACCCCTTCTTCAATTAACTGCTCGTGTAGTCCCATTGCGGCGCCGGTCAATACTCGGTCTTTCTGCCACCACGACTCGTTTGCACTCAGCCACTTCTGTAGCAGCGCGGAGTATTGTTGCTGTTGCGGTGGCTGATACTGCGGCTGTTGCGGTGGCTGATACTGCGGCTGTTGCGGTGGCTGATACTGCGCTTGGGCCGCTTGTGCGGCTTGCTGCTCCCGCAGAGCCTGCAGCTGCGCCTGGTCGCGCTCCATCTGGTACGCTTCGGCTTGTAGGCGCGCAATTTTTACCTGCGCGGCTGCCATGCCCCCGGCGTCGCCTTCTTCATAGGCACTGCGGTACGCCGACTGAGCGGATTCAAGCTGGGATTCAACCCGGCCCTTTGTCTGCTCCGTCGTAGACGCGCGTTGCGCGTCGAGCGCTTTTTGCAGTCGCTCTTTCTCGGCCATGACCGTGCGGGCATAGTCGAGCGCTGCGCGCTCCCGCTGCTCCGCAGCCTGGCGGTTCCTAATCTCCTCGGTCTTATCCCGAGCTAGCTTGGTGATCCGCTTCTGGACTTTACGTCCATACCCAGAAAGATCCTCGTCAGTGGGCTCTTCCTCAACCTCGGGGGTGTCGTCGACAGTCTCGATGATAAAGTCGTCATCATCGGGGAGCTCGACCTCAGCGTCTTCGCTGCCGCCCGCTTGGTGCGCCGCGGATAACTCGCGGTCGTCATCGTCGTCAAACGCATCGGTGTTATGTTTAAGTGCCATTAGAACGCTCTCTCATAGTCAGAGGGGTCGGCGACAACGGCTTGAACCGTATCGTCGTCAATCAGGCGGAACTCAACGCCGTCTACTTTCAGGCGGGTACCGGAATACGAGCGGAAAATCACATGATCCCCCTCTTTACAGAACGGCCCGGAGGGATACCGCTTCTCGTCCCTATATGCATCGGGGCCTAGAGATAGGACGCGACCAAGAATAGACGCTGTGTCTTCCGCCTGACGTAGTTCGTCGGGCAAGTAAACGCCGCCGGAGGTCTTTTCTTTTGTCTTTGCTGTGATGATGAGCACCCTATAGCCAGACGGCTTGGGCAACTTAGCCAGGGTCTCTGGCTTGATATCTAAGTCGATATACATTGTAACTTCCCTTAAGTTGTAGCGCAGCAGTGCTGCACTACTTATGTATAAGTATTACTCGTCACCTTCAAGGTGTTTCTTCTCCAGCGCCTTGATCTCATCTATAATGCGGCTGAGCGTTGCGTGTTTTGCCTGGACGACTTTCACATCGTCCAGTGTTTGAAACCCAGCGTGTATTAGCTGATCTGCGAGGCCCGTACGCTCTTTATCGAGGCGTTCACTTAGTTGACTTAATAGGCTCATTGCCGGGCTCCTTCAGTACTTTAGCCGCTTCTAGAGCGATCTTAGCGCCCTCGCGAGCGTCCGCGCGCTCGTCGTTATCCAGCTGCGTAGCGATACGCACGCCGGCCTGAACTCCGGCACGGCGATCCTCAGAGTCAATACGCTGCGACTGGATCTCGTAGTCTTGCTGCTGCTTGGCTTCCGCCAGACGAAGTTTGGCTTGCTCCATCTGCGCCCGGTGCTGCGCCTCCATCTGCTTGATCTGGACTTCCTGCTGCTTGATCTGCAGCTCTTGCTGCTGCATCTGGACTAGCGGGTCTTGCGCTTGCTGCCGCGCCTGTTGCTGGGCCGCTTCTTGCTGGTTGCGTTGCAGTAACTTGTCCGCGGCTTGAGCGGCGAGACGCGATACCTCGAGCTCTACTTCTTCCGGCAGGTTCTCTTCCGTGCTGGGCAGCTCCGCCCCGAGGACTTTCTGGATCTCAACCCGGTACTGCTCCGCCAAGTGCTCGGTGATGTGCGCTGTAGCCGCGGCCTCGATAGCCTGCGCGAAGGGCGATTGTCCGACCAGCTCGGCAATCTTTGGGTCCTGCATGGCGGCCATGTGAGTGCGGATATGCGCCTCATGGTCCTGATAGCTAAAGACTTTAACCGGCTCCTGCTTTAGCAGGGCCATGTTCTCCGTGACAGGATCCATAGGCTTGATGTCGCCCGGGAGCTTAACAATGTCGTCCGCGTCAGGGATGCCGAGCACTTCGAGCATCTGCCGGTGAAGTTTGCCCATGTCGTAAAACTGAGGCGCTTGCTGCGCTAGCTGGAGTGCGGATTGATACTGAACGACACGCTGAGCCATTGTGGCAGCATTAGGGTCGGCAACAGGAATAACGTCCACACGGCCGTCAAAATCCTGGGCTCGGTTCGCGTCCTCGTCTACTACATAGCTGTACTCTTCAGGCATATCGCGGTTGATGATCCGCGCGATGAGCTTAAGCTCAAGGGCGATGGCGGCGTAGACACGCGCCTGGATGCCCGACATGACTTTCATAGAGCGTTCGAGCAGGGCCAGGGTGGTGCCCACCGGAGCCTCGGGGTTCATGTTGCCAACCTGAAGGTCTGCTACGGACGCGATGCGCCTGCCCTCTTCCACAATGCTCCCTAGCAACTGGTAGAGAACCCCTGAAGGCTCTTTATACGGCAGGGTCATGATGGCGTCTTTGATAGAGCCCGAGGGGACGTCGATGTCTCGGAACTCGCCCGGCGAAATCGGCGAGTGGTTGTCGTGGATGCGCATGCCGCGGGCCTTGAGGCCGCCAGGCAGGTTAGACAGAGTGCCGGCATCAATCAGCTGTCGGAGGATAGACGTGGCGGACTTGGCAAGGCCCCCGATCAGGTGGACAAGCCCCAAACCGTAGAAGCCCATGCCCGGGACGTACTTATAGTGAACAAAATGCTCCAATTTTTTACGTTTTTTGTCGCCTTCGTCCCAATTTCGGTAAATAGATAGAACTGTAGTTGAGTTCTTGTCGATAGTTACAACGTAAGGGTAGCTTCGACCCGTTCCGTCGTCGTCCATGTCCAGGTCCAACCGCACGTGCATCTCCAGCAGAGTGTGCCGATCGTCGTTTGTAAGGCCTACCGTCTCGCCGTTAAGCTCGTTGTACTTCTGCTCAATGTCCGACAGTTCACCTACAGGCTCGGGGAGCTCAACGTCGCGATACAGCCCGGCGTATTGCAGTGAGGCAATCTCGTGCGCGGTGCGCTTCATGACGTGGGTGTATCGCTCGCTGGTGCGCAGGTCCGAGGCGCCGTAGGCGACAACCATGTCCTCTGCGGGCACGAACAGGGCCGCGGGACGCCCCTCGATGGGGTCATAGTAGACCTTACGGAACGCGGAGCCTGCTAGCGGCAGGCGGAACAGGAGCTGCTCAGTCTCGTCTCGGTACTCCACCATGTTCTCGGTCAGCTGATAGTTCAGCTCAGTCTCGACGCGATGTGCCTGCTCCATCAACTCGGTGGTCTGTTTACCTATGACCCGGGTGCGGGCAGGGCCCGTTGACGGAAACACCTCTGCCATAGACTGCGCCTGAAACCGCAGCACGGCCTCAGTCATGAGAGGGTGGAACACCCCTGTCGCGCCTTCCCACGGGGTAGTGCGGTCTTCGACCTTCATCCCAAGCTGGTCGATGCCTTTGACGTACGCGTCGGCCCACTCGCTGCGGGACTCGCGGTCTCCTTCGAACGATTCAACTAGCGCGTTCGCAATTGTGTCCAGCTCGTCGTCTGAGAGGTATTCGGCCAAGTTCGCGTCGTGCGCGCTGGCGGCCTCGTCATCAGGCTCGCCACTAAAATCAAATAACGTGCTGCCGTCTTCCAGTTCGATCGCTACGGGCTCGCCGTTTTCGTCTGAAAACGCCACGTCCTCACCAAGCTCTACGTTGGTCTCTTCTAGGGCGTCGTCTTCGCCGTTGATGATCTGTTGCATAGCCCGGGGCTGCATTGCGCGGTCAATAGCCATAAAAGTCCTTAATAGTACGCGGTCTGGCGCTTGTGCGGCGCGTACTCTTCTTCATAGTCAGTACCAAGGCGGATCAGCCCGCCCTGACGGAATCGCATTAGGGCGTATACCATTGAGTCGACTAAATCGTCGTGAGATGCGAACGGAAACGCCGCTACCTCCTCCACAAGTTCTTCCGCCCAGGGGTGATCGGTGACCCAAACCAGCCCAGATGCAATTATATCAGCAACTGAGTTCAATCGCGCCATCTTATCTCCGGACCCACGGTGCGGTGTATACTCCGTTACTGGAATACCCATACGCCTAAGTTCTTGGTAGATAGCCACGCCAGCGCTTTTCTTCTCCACAATAAAGGAGTCCGGCTGCCACTCTTGGTACTCTTTGATGCACAATTGTTTGAGATCCGGGAAATCCACGCGCGTCTTAATTGCACCGAGCAGGATGAGGTTATAGGCCCCCGTATCATCGTTGACGAACACCCCCCACGTAGTCAGCGCCGTATAGTCCGCCCGGTTGTGCGTCTCGGCCGCGGCGTCCAGGGACATGATAACCCCCTCACACGGCGGAAACCGATCTCTAGTCCAGCGCTGCCACCACTCTCTCTTGATGACTGCCGCTTCCTCGGACGTGGGGTTCTGCTGGTACTGGGCGTTCCATTGAAACAACGGCATCGAGGCCTTGGTACGCTTCAGCTCTTTGAGCGGGAAAAACTCCGGCCACAGGGCTTTCTCTATAATCCCGCCCTCGCCGTCGTCCACTTCTAGGATCGCGGGGAACTCGACGACTTTATACTGGTCCGCTTCGGGGTCCTTAGCCCCCGCGGCCACGAGCCGCCCGGTCAGGTCATCATTGTGCCAGCGCGTCTGTACCACAGCAATTCGGCCGCC